AAGGCATTCCTACTGGCACTTTATATGCTAGATCTAATCCAGTTAGTGATGGCACATCGGGATATCAAATTCTTGAACGTTACACAACAGGCCCAACTATTGTTACCGGTAGCAATACAACACAAACATTTAGTTCTGGACAATCTTTCTCATTAGGCGCAAGTCAGCCTGGCACAGCAGTTAATCAATGGCGCACAGTTAGTTTAGTGTCTATTGGACATTCAGGTAATCCAACAGCTAGCGACTTTGTAGCCGCTATTAGTGCCGCTGGCATTCCTTATGTAAGTGCTACTATTAATAGTGCTGGCGCTATTGTAATGCAACATAGCAAAGGCGGAGACATTGAATTAGTTGATTTAAATGGCGGAACTGTTGTTACTGATGCTGGCTTTACAACTAGTACTTTCTTATGCCGTCAGCGTTATGTTAACGGTGCTGCCGCTGGTTTAGTTTTAAGTAACTGGGTAGGTAGCACAACATTTACATACACAGCATCTGATGTGGCTCCAGATCAAGATCCAACTGATGGCACATATTGGTATTATAGTGATGCTACACAAGTAGATATCATGATTCAAAACAATGGTGTATGGACAGGATATCAAAATTGTACATCTGACAGCCGTGGTTATGATTTATCTCAAACCAATGCTACTGGTCCAATCATTAGTGCTACTCCACCATTAACACAAACTGACAATACATCACCATTAGTATATGGCGATTTATGGGTTAATACTTCTGATTTAGAAGATTATCCAATTTTATCTCGTTGGCAAAATGTTAACGGTGTAGATCAATGGGCACAAATTGATAACACAGATGCTACACAATCTAATGGTATTTTATTCCAAGATGCTCGTTGGGCTCCAAATGGTACAACAGATCCTGTATCTGCTGCTTTACCAACAATCCAAAGTTTATTAACAAGTAATTACTTGGATCTAGATGCTCCAGACGCATTATTATATCCAACAGGAATGTTGTTATGGAATACTCGTCGTTCAGGATTTAATGTTAAAACATATCAATCAAATTATTTTAACAATAATACTTTCCCAACATACGACTGGGTTTCTACAACATCTTATACAATTGGTCAATATGTCCAGTATGATAATATTGTGTATGCTTGTATTCAAAATAACTCAAATCAAGAGCCAGACACAAGTCCAACTTATTGGTCAGTACAAACTGTAACAAATACATGGTTAACTGCTACAGGAAATCGTCCAGATGGTTCACCATACATGGGTCGTCAAGCTCAGCGTGAAATTATTGTTAAAGCTATGAAGAGTGCTATTGATACTAATACACAGATTCGTGAAGAACAAAATTCTTACAACTTAATCGCTGTTCCTGGATATCCAGAATTGGCTCCTAACATGGTAGCATTGAATAATGAAATTAATAATGTGGCATTTAGCATTATTGATACCCCATTACGCCTTGCTCCAGCAGATATTGTTACATGGGCAACTGATAATAATGGTTTAGGTTTACCAACAGGCGATGGCAATTTAGCAGCTGGCGATGCTTACGGTGGCACATTCTATCCAAGCTGTCAGACAACTGATTTGAGCGGAAACTATTGTGTAACTTATCCAAGTCACATGATGATTCGCACAATTATTCGTAGCGATGAAATTGCTTATCCTTGGTTAGCTCCAGCTGGAACACGTCGTGGTTTAGTTGATAACGCATTCCAGTTAGGTTACTTAAATGGTATTACTGGTGTATTTGAAACATTAGGCGTTGGACAATCATTGCGCGATGTATTGTATGAAAACCAAATTAATCCAATCACTTATATCCCAGGTGTTGGTATTACTAACTTTGGTAATAAGACATTACAAGCTACAGCTACAGCATTAGACCGTATCAACGTAGCTCGTTTAGTATGCTTTATCCGTACTAGACTTGAAACAATTGGTAAGCAATATTTGTTTGAACCAAATGATCAAATTACCCGTACAGAAATCAGTAACTCAATCGTAAGTTTAATGATTGACTTGGTTGCTAAACGCGGTATTTACGATTACTTGGTTGTATGTGATAACACAAACAATACACCAACTACAATCGATCAAAATCAGTTATGGGTTGATATTGCTATTGAGCCAGTAAAAGCTGTGGAATTCATCTATATTCCATTGCGTATCGAAAACACTGGAGCGATTGCGGCGCAGGCTGCTGCTTAAAGAAAGTTGGGCAAGAAATTGCCCAACTTTATTAACTAAATAAAGTATATCGGAGATTAACAAATGGCAACATCATCACTAACTAACATGACCGTTCCTTTAGGAGCAGACGGACAAAGCGCATCAACCCAAGGCTTATTAATGCCTAAATTGGCATATCGCTTCCGTGTTTTCTTTGCGAACTTTGGTGTAAGTACACCTACAACAGAGCTAACAAAGCAGGTTATGAAGTTTGACCGTCCACACGTACAGTTCGAAGAAATTAAATTACCAATTTATAACAGTACAGTTAAAATTGCTGGCAAGCATACATGGAATGATGTTACTTGCGATTTGCGTGATGATGCTCAAGGCAATGTAAGTAAATTAGTTGGCGAACAGTTACAGAAGCAATTAGACTTCATGGAACAAAGTTCTGCTGCGTCTGGGATTGATTATAAATTTACTATTCAACTTCAGATTCTTGACGGCGGTAACGGCACTAACGAACCTACTGTATTAGAAGAATGGCAGATTCTTGGAGCATACTTAAAAGATGTAAATTATAATTCAATGGATTACAATACATCTGACGCAGTTAAAATTGGATTAACAATCACATTTGATAACGCTATCCAAGTTAACAGCGCAGGTACTCCAACAGGTGTAGGTCAAGCTATTGCGTACACAGTTGGCTCTATCGCTACTGGTGCTGCGTCTACTAACACTAGTACAACCTAAACGCCATGGGAACCGGCTTCTTCGGCCAGGGCGGTGATTTATTACAAGCATTTGGGCAAGGTGCGTTCAGCGTACCTGGCTTAAAAGATTACACCCACGCTAGTAAAACTTTTGAAACAAACGGATATCAACTTACACCTCGGTTTAAGTTTTTATACCATGTTTTCTTTAATATCAATACTGGACAAATTCCACAACTACAAGCTGCGTATGGATCTGGCACAGTAGAAACTATCGGCATGATGGTTAAAAGTATTGATTTACCTAAGTTTAAAATTGATACAGCCGTTATGAATCAGTACAATCGTAAAAGAGTTGTACAAAGTAAAATGCGTTATGAACCAAGTCGTATTACATTCCATGACGACCAATCTGATTTAATTCGTAATATGTGGTATAACTATTATACATATTACTATAAAGATCCAAGTCAAAAATATCAAAATGTAGCTACACAATCTGGCACATTAGGAGCATTACAAACATTTAGTAATGGATTTAATTACAACGCTAACGACATTTATAGCCAAACATTACAAAGTGCCGACTGGGGCTTTATTGGTGAAAGTTATTCCGACGGAACTAACACTGGCACATCTACAACTGGTAAACCAGCTTTCTTCCGCGACATTACTATCTATGGTTTAAGCCAAAAGAAATATGCGGCTTGGACATTAATTAATCCAATTATTTCACAATGGAATAGTGATACTTACGATTATTCCGAAGGTAGTGGCACTATGAAAAATGATGTTACTATCGAATATGAAACTGTAAAATATTATTCAGGTGCTATCGGTGGGGCTCAGCCTAGCAACAAGGTTGCTGGATTTGCTGATCCAGCACACTATGATAATATACCATCGGGTATTACACGCCCAGGCGGAACTAAATCGGTATTTGGTCAAGGCGGCTTATTAGATGCTGTTGGCGGAACTGTTGAAGATTTACAAGCATTGGCATCTGGCCAAGGTGGATTACAAAATGTTATCGGTGCTGTACAGACTGCTGGTACAGCATATAATACATTTAAAAATGCTAATCTTGGACAGATTATTAGACCAGAATTACAAACAGCGGCTATCAATGTAGCACAATATAGTTTACCTAACGCAACTCGTGCGGCAGTTAATTCAGCTAACGGAATGTTATTTCCACGAGCACCAACATTACAACCAAGTAATGGTATTAACGGAGGACCTTAATTATGTCCACAGTTAACGCTACAAATCCAAATATTGATTTATCAGTACACATATTTGATAAATTTTATAACTATCGTCAATCAGTATCTGCTCAAGAGTATGATGCTGTTCATAGTTATTTGCTATCAGTTTTTGCTACACCTAAACAAGCTGGAAATTTTACATCAACAATGTTTAGAATTGCTGGAGTATCAGGTATTCCTGTTATGCAATTACTACAATCAATACAAGGAATGTCTGGTCCGCAAATTACTTTAACATTTGCTTTTTATTTAAACACATTCCAAAGTCCTTCGACTATGTTGGGAATTCAAGCACAAACAGTACCTAACTACTATGTTGCTCACAACATTAAGCAGTAATCATAATGGCTAATTTCCGCCAAGGTCTCTACGAAGTAAAAAATGCTAGCAAGTATGTAGGTAATGGAAAACCGCGATTTCGTTCTGGTTGGGAATTAACTTTTATGACTTTTTGTGATACAAATGAAAATGTATTACAGTGGGCATCAGAACCTGTGCGCATTCCATATCGCCACCCACTTACTGGTAAAATTACAATGTATGTGCCGGATTTTATTGTAACATATCGTGGTCCAAATAATACTGTAAAAGCAGAGCTGATAGAAATTAAACCAAAATCACAAAGTATAGTAGAAGCAAAGATGAAAGATCGCGACAAAGCGATTGTAGCAATCAACTACAGCAAATGGGATGCAGCCACTAAATGGGCCAGGCAAAACGGCCTTACATTTCGTGTGATTACAGAAGGTGATATCTATAGGCAGGGCGGCAAAAAGTAATAGGACCTATTAAAAATGCGGTAAATACCGTATGAATTCTGATTTAACCTACTATGTTTATGCTTACTTGCGCAAAGATACACTTACTCCTAAGGAACACAATGTTAAAGTTCCTACAGATGAGCATAGAATTGTTATTGTAGAAAAAAATTTAACAGATTTAGGTGCTTGTGCTATTGAACGCCGTCTTATTAGCTGGTACGGACGCAAAGATTTGGGCACTGGCATTTTACGCAATATGACAGACGGCGGTGATGGTACAGCTGGGTATAAATTCTCGCAAGAACAATTAGTAAACCGCTCGCAACAACGCAAAGGCGTAGCACAACCTAACGGTCGCAAACCAAAACAATCAAATGCTGGTTATATCGAAGCCTGGAAAACTCGCGATAAAACAGTAAAAATATCTACCCGTGAATTATTAAAAGAAACAAATACAAAAATATGGGCAGATCCTAAATTAAGAGATCAACAGAGCAAGACACGAAAAGAATATTTGAAAAATAATCCTGAAGAATTAGCAATATCAATCTCAAAATTACAGAAAAAAGTTTGTTGCCCTCGATGCGGAACTATTACAAACAAAGGTAATTTAGCCCGCTGGCACAAAGAATGTAAAAAGGAGACTCAAAATTACTAAGAAACTTGAAGAATTGTTTGGATTTACTGATGAAGAGAATATGGCTCCTTCTATTAGCGAAACGCTAACTCCAGAAGAGACACGCACAGCTATCATAGAAATTGATGATACTATAGATAAAATTGACGAAGCATTACCTGCTATTCGTGATTTGGAAGCAAGTGATAAAGAACTAGACGAAATAGCAGAATTAGCCAAACAAAGCTATCAAGATTTATCCGATTTGGGCATGAATGTAGACAGTAGATTTGCCGCAGAATTGTTTGCTGTGGCTGGGAATATGCTGGGACACGCACTAACAGCGAAAACTACTAAACTGAATAAAAAATTAAAAATGATTGACTTGCAACTTAAAAAGTTAAAGTTAGATCAAGACGCCGCCAAAAAATCCGGGGATTTAACCAGCATTCCTACGGCCGAAGGACAGGTATTAACTCGCAATGATTTGCTGGAACGCTTACTTAGCGACAGAGCACAAAAAGACAATTAGTATAAATATAATATAGGAAACAATCATGAAAAATTTTAAAGATTACTTAGCAGAATCCGAGCGCACATATAACTATCGTATCAAAGTAGTTGGTGATTTGCCTTCAGGATTTATCACAAAACTTAAAAGCAAACTTGACCAATTTGATCCATTGTCAATTGGCGCAGATAAGTCAACTCCAATTCAAGCTAAACCAGCCGATTTTCCAGCACAAGAAAATCAAAAAGTTACTAGCTTTGATGTTAAGTTACGCTACCCAGCAATCGAACCGCAAATTAAACAAATTGCTCGACTACTTGGGTTTGATGAAAATAAAATTATTATGCAAACATCGGTATTTGATGACAGCGTTGACTTTATCAATAAGCAAGTTGAAGACCAACCTGAATCATTATTAAACGATACTGATTATCCTGCTGACAACGCAGAACAAAAAGCATTGAAGAAAGATTATTCAGCTGATCCATTTGACCATGCTGTATTAAAAAATGCTTATCGTAGCAACTTTACTATTGCTGGCGGAAGTCCTAAGCCTGCTGAAACAACAAATGAGTTACCACAAGGTGATGACTCTCCAATGACACACGCAGAAAAGCGTCCACGCAAGCCAGCAACTGGCGCACAACCATCAGGAAACTACAAATGAGCTTTTTTTACGACCTTAACAAAAAACTAAACGGCATTGGCGCTGAACAGAAAAAATTAGCAGAGAGTAAAGAAGCTCCTAAAACTCCTGCTCGTCAAACACTTGAGCAAGCATTGCGTCAAGATTTGACAGCATTAATGGAAGGCCAAGTAAACGAAATTAGCCAATCTACAAAAGATAGTTATGCTAAAAAAGCAAAAGCAGAAGTAAACATTTACAATCGTAATAAAAATAATCCAGCACCAAGTCCTAAAGATAAGGAAATGTCTGCTATGTCCGCCGCTCGCCGCGAAAAAGGTTTAGCTCGTATGACCAAGGAAGATGGCACAGGCGGCGCAAACTTTTCTGGATCAGGAAGTTTAGAAGAGAAAAAAGAAAAGTGGATTCAAAAAGCTACTAAGCCAAGCACAAAAGGCGACTTACATAAAGCTCTCCATGTGCCACAAGGTGAAAAGATTCCTAAAGGTAAGATTAGTAAAGCAACACATAGTAAAGACGCACACTTACGCCACATGGCACAGTTTGCTAAGAATGTAGCCAAAGAAGATGGCGGCAGTGAAATGGAATGTGATAATCCAACTCCATCAAAAGGTATTCCGGGAAATGTTCCAGTACCAGGTAAGATGGATCGTTTGCGTGGCAAGCGTGATTATTACGAAGCTGACCATAGTGAAGAAGATATTATGGATTATTTAAATCGTAAATTAGCTCCACACGACAAAGAACAAGCTCGTGAAGATGCTGTAGCAACTTCATACAATAAAGGCACTGGCAAGCCAGACGCACACAACGGCATGGAATTTGAAGGCAACGCATTTACTGGCAAACTTAAATCAACACCTAAAGGTGGCAAATTTAAAGTTGGCGGCGAAGAGTATACAGATACAAGCGAACTCGACGAAGCAGTAAGTCGTAAACATTTCCAAGCTATTGCTGATACACTCAAGCATATCGAAGATATGAATAAGCGTAAAGAATTAGCGCAACACCATGCGTCAGCATTTAAGTTAGCTAATCCACGATTTGACCAAGCTCGTTTCTTTAAAGCAGCTGGTATCACTGATGAAGGCATCGCTGGCCAAGCGGCTGGTACATTAGCTGGTGGCGCACTAGGTGGGCCAGTGGGCGCTGCTATTGGTGGCGCAATTGGCAATAATTTAACAGGCGATGGCGCTGTTGAAGAAGGTTTTGACGACATGGATGCTTGGTTGAAACAGCGCGAAGCAGAAAAAGGCACAGGCAAGTTTGATAAGCGTAAAACATCAACTGGTACTGTGTACACACGCAAGCCAGAAACATTTGATGAGCCAGATGCTAGTGATGATAGCGGATCAGCAGTTAAGCGTGGTCGTGGCCGCCCAGCTGGTACTAAAGGTGCTACAGGTTCCCGTGGACCTACTGGCAAAAGTAAATTAATGTCTAAAGGTTCCATTCGTGAAGAAGGTGATCATGTTTGTTCTGAATGTGGACAAATGATTGCTGAAAAATCAAAAAGCCAAGCACAAGCACACATGATGGCTGGTGTAGCACACAATCCTAAATTTGCTAAAAAAGTTGGAATCAAACAGTCTGTAGGCAAAGAATTTAACAAAGCCGACAAAGGTAAAGACATTAGTAAGTTACCTAAAAAAGTTAAAAAGACTGAAGAAGGTAAGGGCGACGGCAATTTAGCCAACAATGCTAAACCTTATGACAAAGTAACTAAGGGTGATGTTATCGCTGGGCGTCTTGGTAAAGACGAAGAAGGCGGTAAGAAGAAATTTAAAAAAGAAGAGAAAGTTGATGAAACAACAACTTCTGGTAGCGTAGCAACTTCTGCGCCAAAAGCTGCTAAATCTGGCGGCATGAAATTTGGCGGCGGCATTTACGATTCATGGAATCGTGATATCGAAGCTATGATTAGTGAATCAGTTCAAGTTAAACAACAAGTAGTTGAACACGCAGAAGATGGTGACGAAGAAGCGATTACAATTACAGCCACAGGTGCTGATGTACATCGTATCAAAGAGTTATTAGCCGCAATGGGTATTCAATCAAGCGAAGAAGGTCACTCACATGACGATGGCGCTTGCGGTACTTGTGGTGGCGTCCCATGCCAATGTGATGAGATGAATGATATGGAAGAAGGCGTTAAGGGTGCTATTGCTGGAGCCGCTTTAGGTTCAGTAGCTGGCCCATTAGGTGCTGTAGCTGGCGGATATGCTGGCGATAAAATTGGCGATTATGTAGATGACAAATTAAATTCTGCTCCTGCTGCCGCTCCTGCTGCTAGCGATCCTACAGCTTCTATTACTGATACTAGCGATGAAGAAGAAATTGCCGAAGCAGATGCTCCTGTTACACAAAACAGTCCAGATTATCCTTCTAATCAAGAATATGATGATGATGCATTACAATATAGTGGCGGATTAAATGGGCCTAAGTCAACTGGACAGTCTACTATTCCTGTATTAGCAAGTCAAGATGAGCGTCAAGTTTCTGAAGCTAGTAGCTTTTTGAATTTGTACAAAGCATTCGCTAAGATTGTAAAATAAGGAATAATAAATGAGTCAAGCTAACGTATACACATCAGTATCAAACGCAGTATGGTACACTGATAAATGCGAAATTGTAACTGGTGCTACAACAGTAACATATAACATTTACGAAGTTGCTATTGGTCCTAACATTTTGTTTAGCGGCACAACAGCTAACGGCAGTAATATTATTACTACCTCTGCGGCAATGTTTTTACCAGCTAACAGCGCAATTAGCGGAACTGGTATTTCTAGTGGCACTACAATTAGTTCACAAGTTACTTACGAAAGCGTAACATTAAGTGCGGCAGCAACTGCTAATGCTACTAATGTGTTTACGGTAACTCCTCCACCTAATGGTAATATGTACTCAGCTGCTCCACAAGTAGCGGCTAATAGTCGTCAACAAATTTTTGTTGGAGCTGGTAATCGTTTAACAATTACTGGTGCTGACTTTACTGCTCGTGAATTAGGCACAGCTTCTTCTGCCACAGCAGGTGTAATTGGTACAAATTATAGTGATGGTGTTGTGCCATCCGATAATGTACCAGATGTTGCTTAACAATTATGCGAGCTAAAGAGTTCATAGCCGAAGCTCATGAAAAATTTTCAGATGAGCAACTAATGCCTATGGCCGGCGCCGAGCGTTATGACGGCTTAGATAACTCTAATCCTTATGCTATGTGGCGTTTTATTGTAGCGGCTGCTGGATGCGGTGGCAAAGATAATCCGCATCCACCGCTAGCTAAGTTGGGTCCTATTGGACAAAAATTATCTACACTAGCTTACAGTCAAGGTGACGCAGATATTTTAAAT